GAAATGCTGAACGTTTTAACGATGAGATGAATCGTTTAAACAGAAAAATTTTAACACCGTTGCGAGGTAAAATAATTGAAATTTTAGGTGCATATATGGATGTTGCTGAAGGATTAAACTTAATTGAACCTGATCCAGTAGTTGAAACTATAGAAGAAATAAATCAAGCATTTTTAAATTCTCAATCTTTAATTCTTGCGTATATGCATACGCTTAAGCATAATACTGATCTTACAGTAGATCAACAAGACGAAATTAAAAAGAAACTATTAGAAGAAATAAAAATAAGAGACGAAGCACATAAAAAAATATTAAAATACAATGCAGAAAATGCTAATAGTACAGAAGAAAGTGTAAATATAATAAAAGCTGCTATAGACGGTTATTTAACTGCATTAGGTAGTGTTGAAGAAAGATTAGGTAAAGCAGCAACAACTTCAATGAAAAAATTTGAAGATACTATTGTCAATGGTTTAAAAAATGGCAAATTAGAATTTAAAGATTTTGCTGATTATGTTATTGAACAATTATTACGAATAGCAATACAAGAAGCTATACTTGCTCCATTAAAAGATGTATTTAGCGGGTTTTTTAGCGGCTTTGGGGATTTATTTAAATTTGGTGGCGAAAGAGCACAAGGAGGCTCAGTAACAGGTGGAACTCCATATTTAGTTGGAGAAAAAGGACCGGAATTATTTATGCCTAATTCATCTGGACAAATTATTACAAATGAAAATTTACAACAACAGGGTATGCAATCAGCACCTACAGTCAACTTCAATATATCAACAGTAGATGCTGCTGGATTTGACCAGTTACTAGCATCAAGAAAAGGATTAATAACATCAATCATAAACAATGCCATGAATAATCAAGGCAAAATGGGAGTCGTATAATGTCAGGACAATTTCCAACATCTCCCAATTTTAGAAGTTTAAATTTTAAAGATAATAGACCTACATTAATTAATCAGACTTTATCAGGTAGAAAACAAGTAAGACAAATAGGTGCTCAATATTTTTCTTTTACAGTTGCAATGCCACCTTTACAACAAGAAAAGGCTCAAGAAGTATTTGCATTTTTACAAAAACAAAAAGGTTCTTTTGAGGACTTTACTATTCAAGCACCACTGGATAATGTAGGTGCAAGCAGATTTGAAACAGATATATTAGTCAATGGCTCACATTCATCAGGAGATGCTTCTATTCAATTAGATGGTTTTGCAGCAAGCACATCAAGCGCTTTAAAGGCTGGTGATTTAATTAAGTTTGCAAATCATAGTAAAGTTTATATGGTTCAATCAAATATTGATTCTTTGGGTGATGGCTCATTAACTGTTCTTATATCACCTAACCTAGTAGCATCTCTAGCAGATAATGAAGCTGTTACTGTAAATAAACCTAGTTTCACTGTTTATCTTGAAAATAATGAGATTATGTATTCAACAGATGCTAGTGGTTTTTATAGTATTTCATTTGATGTTAGAGAGGTTATAACCTAATGCCTCGAAATCTATCTACTGATCTACAAACTCAAGTATCATCAACAGCAATTAAGACAGCTTTTTTAGTTGAGCTTAATTTATCATCTACTATCAGACTAACCGATTGGTATTCTAATGTTACTTATGATTCTAATAGCTATGAAGCTGGTGGTTCTTTTTTATCAGTCGACTCAATAACCGAAACAGGGCAATTAGAAGTTAATGAAATTACTATTGGTTTTTCAAATATTACAGACCAAGTAAGAAGTTTAGTACAAGATGGTTCTTTTACTGATAAAAAAGTAGATATTTATTTAGCTTATTTTAATGTAGATGAAACTATTGTTGGTGCTATAAATTATTTTACTGGTATTGTGAGGTCTGTATCTATTGATGAAAGTATAAATGGAACTGTTTTATCTATGATAGTTGCATCTCATTGGGCAAATTGGAATTTAACTAAAGGCAGGCATTATTCAGACGAATCTCAACAATCATTTAGTACAGGTGATAAAGGTATGGAGTTTGCGACTCAGGTTAAAACAGATGTAAGGTGGGGTAGGTAATGTCATTTTGGAGTGCAGTAGGAAAGTTTTTTTTAGATGTAGGTAAAGCTGTAGTTAGTTATGCTATAAATAATCCTGTTAGTTTTACATTGCAAGCAGCAACCTTGGTAGTAGGTGTTAAGGGTTTTTTGCAAGCAAAACAAATGCTTGCAAAAGGTCAAGACATATTAGCCAACAAAACATCTGCTGGTGGAAAGATACCTGTTATCTATGGAACTAGAAGGGTTGGTGCTCAGATTATCTATATGGATGTATCAGGGAATGATTCAAGAGATTTATATGTTGTCTATGCTTTATCAGTTGGTGAATGTGATGAAATATTAGGTAGGACTATTGAGCTTGATGGTAATCCTTTAACTGATTCAGCAAGATTTAGAGATGGTGGTTATATAGGTTCAGATAAAATATCTTCAGGAGCAGGCTCATTAAATACAGTTTCACAAAATGGTACTGGTATTGATGCTGGTGCTGGTCAATTTGGAACAAGTCCTACATCTAAATATAGATATGTTATGAACCTACATCATGGAGCTGCATCACAAACAGCAGACCCAATGCTTGTTGCATCTATGCCTAATTGGACTTCTGCACATAGATTAGATGGTATTTGTTATATAGCTGCTCATTATGGCTATGATAAAGAAGGTATTTGGTCAGGAGTGCCACAACTAACAGTTCAAGTAAGAGGTAAAAAAGTATTTGATCCAAGAGATTCAGGTCAAACATTTGGAACTCCATCCACTTATGAATTTTCTGATAATCCAGCTTTATGCTTCCTAGATCTAATTTCTAACAATGAGTACGGAAAAGGTTTAACAGCATCACAAATTAATATGACTACATTTAGCTCTGCTGCTAATGTTTGTGATACAGAGGTTGATCAGCCTTACTTTAATGGTTCAGCACAATCACTTACTTGGAGTGCAAATAGTGGTGATAACTTCTTTACTGTTGCAGGAGCAAATGCCAATGAGGATTGGTGGCAAAATAAAATAGGTGAGCTTTTAGATTTATTTGATGCTAATGGTAATGGTGTTATAGATGGTGATGAAATTATTGATGTGCAAAGAAGTGAATTCTTTGATTCAAATGAAGAATACATTGTATTTATAAATAATACTTTTAGTAGCACCTATTCTTCGCAAACTGGCTCTTCATTATTAAAAGTTAAAAGATTTCACTGTAATGGTTATTTAGATACAAATAAAAATGTAATGGAAAATGCTAAAGAGCTTCTTTCTAATATGAGAGGTATTTTTCTTTATATTAATGGTCAGTATGAATTATCAATAGAAGATACAGGTACTTCATCATTTAGCATTAATGACAATCATATTATTGCTGATGCTGGCATATCAGTTGATTATGGAAACAAAGATAAAAAAGCAAATAAAGTCATAGTTGAATTCTTTAATGCTAATAAAAAATATGAATTAGATACGGCTACAGTTTTACATGATGCAAATCCTGAATATTATTCAGATGATGGTGATGAAATATTAGAAATTAAAGCTGAGTTCCCTTATATAAGCGACCCCTACATAGCTTATAACATGGGTAAGGCAATCTTAACTAGAAGCAGAAATCAAACAACTATGCAGTTCTTAGGAACTCCTGAGATGTATAAACTTAATGTAGGTGATATAGTTGATCTTACTTATGCAGGTTTAGGATTCTCAGGTAAGATTTGTAGAGTTGAAGCATTAGAATTACAACCAAATGGATTAGTTGCAGTTAGCTTAATAGAATACTTTGATGTTTATACATGGGAAGTACCACCTCAAGAACCAGTAGAAGAACTAGCTAACTTACCTTCTGCTTATGCAGTAAAAGCTCCAACAGGATTATCATTTACTGATACTGATTCTAGTTCTACAGGTAGACCATTCTTATCTTGGAATGAACCAACAGATTTTCCTGATTATCAATATAGAGTTAATGTTGTAGATAGTTCTAGCAATCAAGTTAAAAACACTATTGTTGATGTAGAAAATTGTGATTTAAACTTTTTACCAGTCGATGCTAACTATGTTGCAAGTGTTAGCTCTTTAAATACTTTGGGTTCAGAATCATCACCTGCCACTTTAACTTTTACTATTGGTGATGCTCCTACAGGAACAACTGATATTCAAGATGATGCAGTAACATTAGATAAGATAGGTGCTGATGTTCAATCTGCAATTAATGCTGGTGGTACTAATTCAACTCAACTAATAAGATCTACTTCAGCTCCAACAACAAGAGCTGATGGTTCTACATTACAATCTCAGGATTTGTGGGCAGATACAAATGATGATAATCAAATCTATGTTAGAAACGCGACTAATAGCGGTTGGGAAAAAGCTAGAGATGCTTCATTAGTCACTTTATATAATTCATTAAGTTCTACTGTATCTACTAACACAACAAATATAGCTACAGCTCAAGGTGATATAGTCACACTTACAACTGATACTTCAGCTAATGCTACAGCTATAACTAATTTAACAGCTAGTGTTAATACTAATGCTGCTGCTATAACCACTGAACAAACAGCAAGAGCAAACGGAGATTCTGCTTTAGCTTCAGATATAACAGCATTAACTGCTACTGTTAACTCTAATACTGCTGGTATATCAAGCGAAGCGACTACTAGAGCAAATGCTGATACTGCTTTAGCTTCTGACATTACAACATTAACTGCTTCAGTAAATACTAATGCTGCTGCTATTACTACAGAGCAAACAGCAAGAGCAAATGGTGATAGTGCTTTAGCTTCAGATATAACAGCTCTTACATCTACTGTTGCTGGTAATACAGCATCTGTTACAACTAACGCATCAGCAATAACTGATATTAATGATAATGCTTCTGCATCTTATGTATTACAACTAAATGCAAATGGCAAAGTTGCACAAATGGTTCTTAATAGTAATGCTGATGCTGGAACAGGTGCAACCAGCACAATAGCTTTCTTAGCTGATACTTTTAAAATAGATAATGATGCTGGCTCAAGTGTAAGTCCTTTTGTTGTAAGTGGTGGTTCTGTACTTATTGATAATGCAAGAATTGAAAATT